GAAGTTGAGTTGGCTAATGTAGAAGCCCTTAACCTAGAGATTAAAAAGTTGGATGAGCGAATTGAGCAGATGTCCGATATTGAAATCCGCAATCAAAAAGCCGCAGACTTAGCCGCTAAAGTTGATGCAAACATTGAGCCAAAGAAAGAAGCACGCGCAGGTGGCTTTATAGTTACAAGCGAACAACTTACTTACTCAGAGAGATCAAGCAATGATTTCTTAACAGATGCTTTAAAAGCACAGTTTAAAACAGATGGTGAAGCAAGCGCAAGAATTGCACGCCACCAACAGGAAATGGCAATTGAAAAGCGCGCAGTTGGTACATCCAATTTTGCGGGCTTAGTAGTGCCACAGTATCTAGTTGATCTGTATGCACCATTGGCACGCGCAGGCCGCCCTTTTGCAGATGCCGCACGCAAGCATCAATTACCAACACAGGGCATGTCAGTAGTTATCTCTAAGATCAATACTGGTACAACAACTGCATATCAAACATCACAAAACACAGCCGCAGTATCGCAAGATATTGCAGATAACACCCTAACTGTAAATGTAAATACAATTGCAGGCCAACAATCAGTATCTAAGCAAGCATTGCTACGCGGATACAACATTGAGGGAATTGTTCTAGGTGATTTGATTCGCGATTACCACACCAAGTTGGATAACTCACTTCTAAATGGATCAGGCTCAAACGGCCAACCATTAGGACTTGTAAACATGACAACTGGAGTTTTAGTAACTTATACCGCTACAACCGGTACAGTTGCAGGTCTATATCCAAAGATTGCTGATGCGATTCAACAGATTCAAAGCAATATCTATGTAAATCCAAATGCAGTAATTATGCACCCACGCCGCCTAGGATTCCTATTGGCCGGTGTTGATAGTTCAAACCGTCCATTGATTGTGCCACAGGCATACAATCCAATGAACGCAATGGGTACAGGTAACGGCACACCTACTTACGGTAACTCAGGTTACTCAATTCTAGGATTGCCAATTATTGTGGATGCTAATATTGCAACCAATAAGGGTGCAAGCACAAATCAAGACACAATCTTTGTGGTTGATTTGAATGAAACCCATCTATGGGAAGAAGCCGCCGCGCCAACCTATGTTACATTTGAAGAACCAAGTGGCAAGGTTGCGATTAATATCGTTCTATTCGGTATGTCAGCATTTACCGCAGAGCGTTATCCAAAGGCTGTTGCACAAATTAACGGTACAGGTTTAGCAACACCAAGTTTCTAAACCAATAAGTTTCCAGGCCGCTACCCTTCCAGTGGCCTGGATTCTAACTATGATCGGTATTTAAAGAATGGAGTTTGTCTAATGACCCAGGGCAGTACAGGATTTGGATACCGATCATGGCTATAACAAATGGATATGCAACATTAACTCAAATTAAAGCCTACATGTCTATATCAGATAACACTGATAATGATTTGTTGGAAGATTTAATTGAATCAGCATCAAGATCAATTGATCGTATTGCCAATAGAAGATTTTATTTAGATGCAACGGCATCCGCACGGCTTTATCGTGCTTACTCAGATATTTTTGTTTATGTAGATGATATTGGTAGTACAACTGATTTAGTTGTCAAAACCGATTCAAACGGCAACGGTACATACGCCAAAACCTTAACTTTAAATACAGATTATATTTTAGACCCTTTAACCGCACCATCTTTGAATAGACCATACACACAATTGACAATGGTAAGCAATACTGAAACATGGCCAATATTCCCAGGTTTGACACAAAATGGATTACGCCCAGGCGTACAAGTAACTGCCAAATGGGGTTGGCCATCAGTACCGGATGACATAAATATGGCCTGTCTAATTCTTACTGCCGATCTATACAAGCGTAAAGATGCGCCGGGTGGAATTTTAGGCTTAGGTGATTTAGGTGTTGTTAGAATGTCACCTTTGGGCAGAGATGTAACAGCAATGGTAAGGGCATATAAAAAAGAAGTAGTGGCATGACACCAAGCACAGTAAGAGATAATTTGAAAACTGCTTTACAAAGTATTAGTGGTTTGCGCGTATTTGATTATGTACCTGATTCAACAAACATACCTACAAACAATGCTTTTGCCATTGTTGGCCAATTAAACATGAATTATGATTTTACATTAAACCGTGGATTTGATTCAGCCACATGTCAAGTAATTGTTGTAGTAGGTAGAATGAGTGAACGCAATGGACAAGAGAGATTGGATGGGCTACTCGCTTCATCCGGTTCAACTTCAATCAAAACCGCAATTGAGGCTGATAAAACATTAAGCGGTGCTGTACAAACACTCAGGGTTGTGTCTGCAAGCCCTGGCACGATAACTTCCGCTAATATTGATTACCTAAGTTATCAATATTCAGTTGAATTGATAGGTTAAGAAAAGAGGAAAAATATGGCCATATTTATGGGAAATAAAGTTGCCGTGATCGTAGGTACAACTACCATTACTGATCATGTCAGCACTGTAAGCCTTACACGCGAAATTGATCAAGTAGAAATCACAGCCATGTCCGATAATATACAGAATATGATTGGCGGGGTTGAAAGACCTCAACTGGGGCTGGAACTTTACAATGACTTTGCCGCTTCATCTGTGAACTCACTATTTGAAGATGCGTTGGGTACTAAACTGAATATCAAATTGATACCAGTTGCAGGAACGGTAACCGCTACCAATCCAAGTTACACAATGTCATGCTTGATTTCATCATGGACACCTGTTAATGGTGCAATTGATAGCGTAGCAAGTGTAAGCGTTTCACTTCCAGTAACAGCCTTAACAAAATCAACTAGCGCGTAATAGGAAAAGGGTGGGTCAATGCACAAGATTGAAATTGTTAAAAAAGATGGTAAGAAAATTAGTTATGATCTTACGCCGTCAGTAAAAGTGGCTTTTGAAGCCGAATTTAAAACAGGATGGCGTAAGAGATTAAGTGATTTACAAATGGAATCGGATTTATGGTGGTTTGCTTGGCGTTTAGAAAAAGATGCCGGCAAAACCGATCTTGCATTTGGTGATGATTACATAAATCAATTTTTAGATGTTGATTTGGTTTATGATCCAAAAAATGGATAGACCGACACGGCTCAATTTATGAAGTCGCTACCGTGTCGGTAGCAACCGGTATCAGCCCTAAAGATTTATTAGAAGTTGATCCAGCGATTTATTCAGCAATTAAAGCCATCTTACAAGAACGCTCATACAACAATAAGAAGGCAACAGTAAGGCGGAAATAATGCCAATAGCACCGAATAGGTCACTAACTTCCATCTATGTGGAAAACTTAGATCAATTATTGGCAACAATGAAAAAATTTGAACCTGAATTACATAAAGAATTTAGGCGTGAATTAACTAAATCAGTAAAGCCTGTTGCAAAACTAGCGCAGAGTTTTGTGCCACATTCTCCATTTCCAGGTTGGCGTGATGTTGAACCCAATTATCCGGCACAATGGGGATGGGCTAATGACCAAGCCCATAGGGGTAGAACCATTGGCGAAAACAAAAGAAGCCGGTGGAAATGGTCACAAACTGAAGTTATACGCGGCATTAGAGTTAGTTCTGCTAAAACAAAAGTACAAAGAGTTAAAGGCACAACATTTTCAGTTACGGCTTTGGCCATAGTTAATAAATCAGTGCCAGGTATAATTTATGAATTAGCAGGTTTTGGTACTTCTAAATCAAGAAGTAGAACTAGGCGTGTTAGCCGAAATAGAAACGCTAGTGAATCATTTATTGGTAAATTGCAAGGTACGGCAAACTCGGCAGGTTACAATGAAAAAAGATTGATTTACAGGGCATCACAACAGTTAGGTGGCCAAGTAAATGATAATCTATACGGTGTGCTTAAAAAATATCTAGGCGAAAACTTTAGGGGTTAAAATGGCATTAAGTCAATATGTAGCAATTAACTTCCTTACAAAGTTTGACAAAAAAGGATTAGAGCGCGCCACAAAAGAATTAAAAGGTTTTGACAAAGTAGTTGCAACTGGATCATTTAGATTGCGCGCTTTTGCTAAAGCCGGTGGTGTAGCGGCGGCGGCTGGATTAGCCATCTTTACTAAAAGATCAATATCGGCGGCTTTGGCGCAAGAGCGTTTAGATAAATCGTTACAATTAACTTTATCTAGCATTGGACAAGGTGCTTTAGCGTCTGAAATAACTTCATTTATACAATCATTGCAGACTACTACCAATGTTACAGAAGATGAACTTGTACCGGCATTTCAACAATTGGTTGCACAAACCGGTGATGTTCAATCATCCCAAGAATTATTAAAACTGGCTTTAGATGCCAGTGCGGGTACAGGTAAAGATTTAAGTACTGTTTTAGATGCAATCACCAAAGCGGCAATAGGAAACTACAAATCTATTGGCACACTTGGTATTGGTATCACAGCCGCAGAAGCCAAAACAATGGGTTTTGCCAAGACAATACAGTTATTGCAAAAATATGAAGGCGCGGCAGAGCAATCAACATTAACACTTGATGGTCAAATGAAGGCATTTAGGATTAGTGCAGATGAAGCCACTGAAACTTTAGGCACAGGATTCTTAAATGCTTATGCGATTATTTCGGGTGGACAACCTTTGATAAAAAATTTAGGTACAGATTTGGAAGTTGCGGCTAAACAATTTAGCAATATTTTTGTAGGCATTGCCGCGACCACAAAAGAAAAAGGTTTAGGCGTTTATTTAGAATTGGCAAAAGTAGCGGTAGAGGGATTAGTTGGCGAAACTAGCACATTACAAAAATTGGAAAACACTGGGATAAAAGCATTAAGCACTGAAAAGCAAACTGCCAACGCTCGCGAAGATCGTTTCAAGGCAACCAAAAAAATATTAACATTTGATCAAATTATTGCTAACATTCAAAAGAATATTTTGGCCACGGAAAAATTAAACACAAAAGAAAAACTGGCACAACAACAATTAGAAAAGAAAAAGTCTGAATTGTCAGCCATGTTTGATTTAGATCGCATCAATTTACAGGTTGCGTTGAGCCGTAAATTATCTACTGAAGATGAATTGCGTGTAAAGATACTACAAAAACTACAAGATGGTACAGCCGCAGCAGTTAATGAAGCCCAAAGATATGCTGATGTATTAAAAGTTATTGAAGATGGCGTAATATCAACTGAAGAAATAGAGATGTTGGCAAAAGAATGGGGTATTAGCACAACTGAAGTTGTATTGTATTTACAAAAACTGTTTATTGCTAATGAAGAATTACGCAAGATGTTGGCATTATTGCAACAGATTGCATCAATACAGTTAGGTGGCGCATCCGGCACTGCCCCAAAAATATTGGGCAATATTGACTACACAGTTCCTATTGGCACTGGCAAACCTGCATACGGTCAAGGTGTAGTGCCGACACAAATGTCTTATATGAATTTTGGCAATTTACCCCAATTGGCAGATGGTGGCATTGTCAATCAACCAACTATTGCAATGATTGGTGAGGCAGGGGCAGAAGCGGTTGTGCCATTAGATCGTATGGGCGGTTTTGGTACAACCGTAAATGTAAATGTGGCCGGATCGGTTATATCAGAAGGTGAATTACAATCGGTAATTCAGGATGCTTTATACAATTTAAATCGCGCAGGCGCGGTAACACAGTTAAGTAATTTGGGTAGATAATGCCGGCGGCAATATTTAAGGCAGAAATTGATTTTAGCGGCGGTGCAAGTTTTGACCCCGCACTTGTTCTTGATGATCCTGCAACACCTTTAGATATAGCGGTGTTAGGTACAGCCGCCGCCGATACAGTAGATATAACATCTTTTGTAACCCAATGTTATATACGCCGTGCATTTAATAGATCATCAGATGCTTTTACAGGTGGTACAGCAAGAATTGTATTTGTAGATGAAACAGGTCAATTTAATCCAGCCAATACCGGTTCTGATTTATACGGCAAAATAAAACCTATGCGTAAGATTCGCTTTAC